GTCTAAATGACCGAAACAAGGAGAAACGCCAATGATGGCTCAAACTCAAATCCGGCTATGGTGCGCGCAAGACGGGCGCAAACTTGGCTGGCTCGCAAAAAAGGTGCCAGTGGCATCATCCAGCCTTTCCCGCTGGATGACAGGCCGCGTCGTGCCGTCTGCCGTCTACCGCCACCGCCTCGCCGACATAACCGGCATTGAGGATTTGCGGTTCGAAGAAGAATGGGTGTCCAAGTGAACCGGGCCGACATCCTCGACACCGCCAAGGAATATATCACCAAGGATCGCGCAGACACGCACGGCGACGCGGAGGCTAACTTCGGCCTGATCGCGGCTTACTGGTCGGCACACCTCGGGCGCAACATCAAACCGCACGATGTGGCCGTGATGATGACCCTGCTGAAGTTGGCCCGCGCCAAGTCGAACCCGGCGCACGCGGACAACTGGATCGACGGCTGCGGCTATCTGGCCTGCGGCGGCGAGATTGCGGACAAGGAGAAAGACATGCAGGCCAAGATGCTGGTCGGCTTGAGGGGCGAGGCTCTCTGATGACCCTGATCCTTGGCATCGACCCCGGCAAGAGCGGAGCCTTCGCGCTGCTGGACTGCGACGAGATGGGGGTCGCTACATATGACATGCCCGGCACGCTGGACGAGAAGCTGGCGCTGATCGCGGATATCGGAAAGGTCAAATGCGCTTGGCTGGAGCGGCCCTTTTTCCCACGCATGATCGGCATCAAGAACGCGGTCACCATCGCTGTTGCCTACGGCGAACTGAAGGCGTGCCTGTTCTTCGCGGGCGTGCCGACGTTTGAGGTCGATCCGTCTGCGTGGAAGAAAAACATGCGGCTCTCGACCGACAAGAACGCTAGCCGCGCGTTGGCCAGCCAATACTTCCCCGACTCGTCCGATCAATGGGCGCGGGTCAAAGACGACGGCAGAGCCGAGGCAGCACTGATCGCACTTTATGGATGGAGGAAGAAATGACCAGACGACCGTTCACCGGGCTGCCAGAGGACATGTACGCCCGCTACGAAGATCAGGACCAGAATAACCGCGACTTCATCGTGGCGGCCTACGACAACAACATTATCAGCGAGTTGTTTTGGCCAAATTATGAGGCCGCGCCTTGGCATCTTCAGATGGAAGTTGGCAACCAACTCATCAATTTCTGGCCGCATAAGGCCAAGGCTCACGTCGCCTATGAATCCAAGGTTGCCTACGGCCTGCCCGCTATGTTTGCCACCGTGCGGCGGGTTCAGGGCGAAACCTTTGATGACTTTGACCTAGTGGAGAGAGAGCAATGAGAACCGACCTAACCAACAAGGAATACCACGCCCACCCCGCGATCTCGTCCTCTGACGTGAAGGCGGTCCACACCAAGTCGCTGGCCCACTGGAAGGGCAAGGTTCGCAAGGAAACCTCGGCCTTCGCTTTGGGCAGCGCCGTTCACGCTCTTGTGCTGGAGCCGGAAAAGAACCTCGTCCTGCGCGGCCCGGAGGATCGCCGTGGCAACAAGTGGAAAGAGGCGCAGCTTGCCGCCGATCTGGACGGCCAAATCCTGCTTCCCGAGGCCGAATTCGATCTGGCCGCCCGCATCGCCGATGCCGCCAAGGATCACCCGGTCGTCGAGCAGTATCTTGGCGATCCGAAATTCGTGGCAGAGGCCAGCTTCTTCGGCATCGATCCAGCGACAGGCACCGAGATCAAATGCAGGCCGGATGGCTATCTGCCCGACTATGGCATCGTGTTTGATCTCAAGACAACCACGGACGCCAGCCCAGACGGCTTTCCGCGTGAATTGCGAAAGTACGCATACGACGTGCAGGCCGCCTTCTATCTGCGCGCCCTGCGTGCTGCTGGCTACAAGGCCGACACCTTCATCTTTATCGCTGTCGAGAAGGAGCCGCCGCACGCTGTCGGCCTGCACGCCCTAACCGACCGCTATCTGGATCACGCCGACATGATCGTGACCCAGACTCTCCAAAAGATCAGCAACGCCATTGCCGTTTCCGACTTCACAACGGGCTGGCCACTGATTAACCATATCGATCTGCCGCGCTGGCAGACCGAGACCGCCGAAGATGACATCTTCACAGAGACCGTCGACTTCTAAGACCATAAGCCAGAGAGGAGCAAACCAATGGCTGATAATGATGACTTCCTGAAAGTGTTGGCGAAAAACGTCACGCTGCAATACCCCAAACTGAACGGCACCTACCGCTTCAACACCCAGAAGCAGGCCAGCGAACCCTGCGCGCAGACCGCGTCCAACGCGGCTTGGAGCGTGGCCTTCGAGATGCCCAGAGATCAGGCCAAGCCCCTGTTCGACGAATTGCGCGCCCACTATGACGCCTCCCGCGCACGCAACAGCAAGCTGCCACAGTTCACCAAGGTCTTCGGCATGAAGAAGCTGAAAGACGAACACGGAAACGAAACGGGCATCATCCAGTTCAGCGCAAAGCGGAATGGCGTGAAGAAGGATGGCACGCTCAACAAGGCACCCACCGTCATCGATGGGCAGAAGCAGCCTATCGCCGATCTTAACTTCTGGGGCGGCTCCAAAGGCACCGTGCGCGCATGGGCCGTCGCCGTGATCGATCCTGAAGGTGTCGGCGGCATCAGCCTTCTGCTGGACGCTGTGCAGGTCACAGAAGCCCGCTACGGCGACGGCGGCATGGATGATTTCGACACTGTTGAGAGCAAGGCCGATCCGTTTGAGCAGGCCCGCAAGCCGTTGGATGAACAGAAGCGCGAGAGCATCAAGCAGGAACTGGACGACGAAATCCCGTTCTAACAATAAAGAACCCCGGCGTGAGACCAACGCGCCGGGGTTCAGTTAATGCAGGCGGAACCGAGGGAGGAGCAGGTTCCAAGATGTGCCAGAGCAACCCAACACGAGGAATACTTTAATGCAGTCTATATCTGGTGGCAAGCGCATCGGTGGCCACAATGTCTGACATCCGCTTCCTGACAGCCCCCGGCTCTTTCCACACTCTGATCGACAAACCCGGCCAATCATACCCCGGCATCTCTTGGGCCGAGATCGCCCGCATGGCAGCATCGCCGCAGGCCAAGGAAAAGATTGACGCCGACTTCTTCATTCCCTCAACCTACCGCGAACACGATGGCCGCTCTCACGACGCGCAGCGTGAGCATGGGGCTTACCGCATGCTGGCTTTGGACATCGACCGGGGAAACCCCAGCCTAGACGACGTGCTGGCCGCCGTAGAGGCTGTTTGCGGGCCTGTGAGCCTGCTGGCCTACTCATCATCCGGCGCGACCCCAGATAATCGCAAATGGCGCGTCCTGCTGCCGCTGGCGGGCGTGCTGACCGGGGCCGAATATGAGGCCGCCCAGACAGCCCTGTTCGATCTGCTCCATGCCAATGGCATACACCCTGACGGCGCGCTGGCACGCTGCGGCCAGCCGATCTATCTGCCCAACGTACCGCTGGCCAAACGCAATCCTGACCTCACCCCGATCTTCTACCAGCACCGCATTATCCGTGCCGGCACGCTGCGTCTGGATGCTGGCAGCGCGATCCGGCAGGAGATTGACCGCCGGGCGGAGCAGCATCGTCTGGCCGCCGAGCAGGCCGAGCGTGCGCGGGCGGATCGTGAGCGCCAGCGCGCCGAACGTCGGCAGAAGTTTCCAGATCAGGTCAGCCCGGTCGATGCCTTCAACGCTGACCACACCATCGAAGACCTGTTGATGCGCTATCAATATGAACGGCGCGGATCATCCCAGCATTACCGTTCTCGGTATCAAACGTCGCCCAGCTACGCCACGGAGAACTTCTTATCGCATTGGGTAAGCTTGTCGGGATCGGACGCAGCCGCTGGCGTCGGTAAGCCGAAGTCACTCGGCGAGAACGCATACTGCTGGGGCGATGCCTTCGACCTGTACTGCCACTATGAGCATGACGGGGATTTCGACAAGGCCGTGCGCGCTTATGGCTTAGAGATCAGCCCGGCCAAAGCCGAGATCGAACTGCCGGAGAACGGCATGGATGATTTCGATTATGTAGAGCCGCCGGAGAGCGCGCCAGAGGCACCTGCCAGCGATGACTTCGACGACATAGACCTCGGCTCGTTTGACACCCCAGATGCCCCCGAGGCGGCCCCAGATTGGCCCACAGTCTACGACATGTTTGATGGGGCCAGCATTGAGCCACGGCGCTGGATATACGGCAACCACTACCTGCGGTCCTTCGTCAGTGTGCTGGCATCAGCTGGCGGCATCGGAAAGACCAGCTTGCAGATCGTCGAGGCGCTGGCCATCGTCACAGGCAGGCCGCTGCTGGGCGAGGAAGTCAAAGAGCGCACCAACGTCTGGATCGTCAACCTCGAAGACCCGCTCGAAGAAATCCAACGGCGCGTCATCGCGGCAATGCAGCATTACAAGATCACGCCGGAAGAAGTGCGTGGGCGTCTCTTCGTCAACGCTGGCCGAGACTTCAGCCTAAAATTCGGCATCCAGACCCGCGAAGGCGTGCTGCCCAACACCAAACTGGTCGAGTACCTCTGCAAGCAGATACCCCAAAAGCAGATCGGCTGCGTCTTCATCGACCCCTTCGTCGGCGCGCACAGCATCAACGAAAACGACAATATGGCCGTGAACGCCATTGTGGCGGAAATACGGCGAGTGGCTGACGAGACAAAGTCAGCCATCGGTCTGGTCCACCACATCCGCAAAGGCAACGGCGAGGATGCCAGCATCGACAGCGTGCGTGGCGCAGGATCTTTGATCGGGGCGGCACGGGCTGCCCGCGTGGTCAACAAGGTCTCAGAGGACGACGCCATGAAGCTGGGCGTAGACATAGACAAAGCCAAGGGCATCTTCCGCGTGGACGATGGCAAAGCCAATCTCGCCCCGCCTGCGGACAAGTCAACCTATCGCCAGATGATCGGCGTCAAGATCGACAACGGCGAGTGGATCGGTGTCTGCGTGCCGTTCGA